TGCTCTTCTAGGTAATCCTTGCCTATAAGCATCAGCATTTTCCCTAGCCTCACCTAAATCTTTTAATCTCATAAGTTCTTCATTAAATCTTTTTTCATACATAACTAAAACGTCTTGTTCACCTTTCATAAAAATGTAAGCTTCATATAACGCTCCATATAACATAGCATTTCGTGCATTCGTGCTCAACCATGTTGTTGTAGTATCACTGGATATAGCAGATATGGCAGATGAAGCACCAGTTGTGCCCCCTGTTACTGTTTCACCACTTGTAAACGCTGTTGTAGGCACAATAATTGTTAACTTGTTTGTGCTGTCGTTTTTACTTTGAATAGTGGCCGTAGCACCGCTAGAGGCCCCTGTTATAATCTCATTGACTGCCAAACTAGATGTAGAAGCAACTGTTAATTCAATTGTACTGTCAGCTAAACTTGTAGGTCGATAATAATAATGTAATTCTACACCAAAGTTACTATTCGGTGTTGGTGCGAGTATAAAATTATCTACATCAAATCTTGCATAATATTTACAAATTCCAGTTGTAGAAATATCAGGATTATATTCTTGTATAAAGTTTACATCTTTTTCTAATAAAAATGTAATACGACCATTAGCATTTATAGACAAACTAAAAGAAGCTAAATAATCATCAGGAACAGATAAAAACCTATCATTTAATGTTGTAGAACTTGTTACATTTTTACGAAATACTTCAAAGTCAACTGATTTAAATATCCTATTTTCAGTTGCTCTAATAAACTCTCTTAAATTATTAACAAAAGTAGTTTCACTATTTTCTGAATAATCTTGTATGGCTGACTTTAATGTTGTTAAGGTAAAACTCATTTAATCCTCCAATGTGACAGGACCAGCAGAAGCTATGCTACCCCCACCTTTTACTGAACCAGCAACAGCTGTACCTGTTACAGATATTGTATAATTATTTTCATCTACAACACTCACAATCGTAAACCCACTTGAGTTCTCCATTGCACTACTTGTAATACCGTCAAAAGGTGCAACGTCTCTAAACCTTACTGTGCTTGAAGCTGATCTTCCATGAGCATGTTCTTGAACGGTTACTGTTGTAGGATTTACACTAGCTGCTCCAGTTGTAAAAGGGTTTAATCTTAATAATACAGCGACTGCCGGTTCTGTTCTTGAAGGCCTAGCATCTCTTAAAGCCTGCGCATCAGCTTTTTTTGGTCTTGGATCTAATTGAGGGTGCTTACGCTCGTACTCTGATTTGGCTACAATAGAACCATTCCACTCTCTTACCTTATGACGATATGGAAACTTTAATCCACTTCTGTCTGATATAAAATAAGCATTTTTTCCAGATGAAAAACTCATTAACCCACCTTATAATAATCCATACTAGGCGTAATATTAAACGAGGACCTGTCTCTGTCTTCAGCCATAGCTCTATCAAACTCCTCTTCATACACACTTTTTAATAACTGTATTCTTTCTGGCGCTCTTTTAAGTGAAATATAATAAGCTAATCCAGCTGTTAAACAAGGGTAAAAACGAAAAGGTATTTCTAATGTATTTTGAGCAGTATCAGCATCATTCATTCTTGTAAGAGCATCGTACCTAATTACGTCTGTGCTGTTTTCAGGAGCAGGCCATATTTTTAAATTAGGAGTTATTTGTCTGTCTAAGAAAAATTGTGTAGGTCTACCTGTGCTTGTTTTTGTTGGAATAGCTAGATAAACATCTCTACTAATCCTAGTCATATTAAAATCAGTATTACTTCTTCTTACTACAGCAGATAAGATGTCTATAACATCTGTACCTAAATCATACTCAGTATCATCAGCAGTTACTGTTTGTGTTCTCTGTTCTATTGTCCATTGATTTAAACCACGGTTTGCCCACTCAGCTAACATTAAATTTAATGATCTACGAGCACTTTTAAGATCGTATCCTGTTCTTACTTCAAGACCACATCTTTCAAAAGCTTCTTCTATATACTCATCAACAGCTGGTTCAAAGTTGGTTGATCCTGATAAAGCCATTTAATCCTCATTGTACAAATTATCAAAAATTCTATTTACGTCTAATGTATAGTCTAAATCAGATTTAGAATAATGTACATACTGTGATGGTTTAAAATCTGGAGCACCTTCTCCTGTTTCAAACCATGCTGGATGTGTAACACGAACTCGATTGTTTGGCAATGCTACAAGATTACCTGTCCATTCTCCTGCATCTAATAAATACATTACATGACTTTGTTTATGTTGTGCTGGATCATCAGCTATTTCACTTTCAGAATAATCAACTGTAAACAGGTATTTAGCAGGATAAAAATTACCACCAATCTTAGCCATCCAGGGACAAGGTGTAGCTCTATCTAAAGTGTAAACAGCGTGTGTGTAAGAAGAACAATCCCAAGGTTGCGCGTCATGCACAGCCATAGGATCTGGCCATTCGTCAACTACAATATCTGCCATAAGAGCTGTTATGGGCATCCTTGCCCACATAGCACCGCCATGTACGTTGGGATTTTTGGTATCATCTGTTTCACAACCAGTAAATATAAGTTGAAAACTAAGGCATCTATTTGGTATGGTCGTGACTGCAATAGCCATGGCGTGTAAAAACTCGCCATGGTAGTTTGTGTGATTACAGGTGTACTCCCTTCTTACCCAACATTTAAAATGTGGAATATTGCTTTGTAAGTAGGGCATTATCTTCTGCTTTTAGCAGCTCCACCTTTTCTCATCATTTTCTTTTTCATGGCCCCACCATTCATCATTTTTCTCGGTGTTACTTTACCGCCGGCTTTGTAACCCTTTTTTCTCATGGCTCCACCATTCATCATTTTTTTAGGTTTAGCTTTAATAGCTTTTATAGCACCACCAAGCTTATACCCTTTTTTTACTTTACCACCTGCTTTATAACCTTTTTTCTTTTTTACTTTACCACCGTTTTTCATAAAACCCATTTTATTACGAACAGCTTTAGGTAATTTTTTTAATCCTTTGTTTTTTGCAGGTACTTTTTTCATGGCCATAGTTTTCTCCTTATTTAAACCAACTTACAGTTAAATTAGCAAGAACTCCAATAGCTCCTGCTACACCCATCATAACCCAAAAAGCCCCTCTCCAGCGACTGGCTGTTTCTCTTAATTGAATTATATCTGAGCGCATTTCTTTCATGTCTTCTTGAAGGGCCTCAACACGTTCTTCCAAACGTGCCAAAGCAACTTCAAGTTTATGTTCTGTTTTTTGAGCCATCCTCAAAATTCTTTTTTCAAGTAAAGTATAATAGTATAGGTGTCTCCACTACTGTGACCCACAGTAGTAAACTTAATGTCACCTGTTTTACCTGAACCAGCATTATTAGTTAAACCACCAAAAGAGGTGTAGTCGTGATAACCAGATTGATTTTCACCTAACTGTATTGCTAAAACATCTGAAGTAGCATCAAATAAAATGCTTACTTTCATTCCCGTACATTGCCACCATATTTTTTGTATGGTAGCTCCTGTACAAGCTACTCCGTTTGCACTTGAGGCTAGACCACTAACATCGACTTTAGTAACGGCACTTTCACCTGTGCCGTCACTTACGTTTGTTAATTTGATTACAGCATATCTAGGACCGTCATCAATAGTTTGACTTGCTACTGTATCAGCCATTTTGTCCTCCTAATTAAGCCTCGTAACCAAATAATTCTATTAAAAGTTTACCGGCTGTGTAATCAGCGTCTGTTGTTGCGCCAAGGGTTAAATATAAAAACTCATCTGCCGCAGGNACACCTGTAAATGTCACAACGCTACCTGTTGTTGCATCGCCTGCATTTACAAGTAAAGTTTCTGTCAAATCACTTATAGCTCCATCCTCAACACCTGTGCTTTCTGTAGCAGAGTGTACGTTAATATCTGGATCACCACCAGCAGGTGCTTCAAAACAAGTCATACGACCTGCTAAAATTGTGCCATTTCTAGCGGCAGTAATTTGCCCAATATGACAAACATTAGATGTGCCATTAACACCAATAATATCACCAGATGCTGTAGACCTTAATCCTGTTAAATCAATAAGAATGTTTGTATGTATTATACCACCTGTTCTTATAACGGAACTTCTATAAATAGTTCCTGTTCCTCCAGTAATACCTGTGCCAGCTTCTGTGGCTAAAGTATTAGCATCTAAAGATGCTACACCGGTTGAACTTATGCTTGAAAGAGTTGTAAAGGCACCAGTTGTTGAACTTTTACTTACAGAAGTAAAGCCTCCTTCGGAACGGACTGGACCTGAAAAAGTTGTATTACCCATGAAAATCCTCCTTGTCTTGGGTTAGTCTGCTTATGCAGTCAAGGTTTATAAAACTATATAACAAAAAAGGGCGGCCTGCAAGCCGCCCTTTTACACTTGTTAATTTTTTTATTTAAGCACCCGCTGTTCCAAATACACAACGCCAGTCAGATACACCAAAAGAGTATCTTTCTCTTGCTTTAAATCTCATATTGCCTGTGTCAAAATCACCTTCCATAGCTGTTTTGATTGGGCTTCTGTTAAACAATTTAAAACCATTTGGTGCGTCAGTCTTGATAAAAAACGCATCAGTGTCTGTCAAAAAGTGATTGACAGAAGCACCTTGTGGAAGCATACCCATGCTTCTTAATGCGTTGACATCATTNTCAGCAGTTGCAGTTCTAAGGTTTGTNGCCATTAATCTTTCCGCAATAAACTGTAGTTCTTTTGGAATAATTAATTTTGTNCCTCTAATTGCAACTTTTAAACCACGCTCATCTGTAATCCCAGATATATCAATAAGCATTTGCTCAAGAGAAGTTTCGTTAAGATCCGCAGGAGTGCTTAACTGATTTCTCTGATTACCGCTTAAAGATGGGTGTGCAGAAGAACATAAAGCCGCACCGTCACCAATTGGTGATGATGTGCTAAAAGCGTTGTTTAAAATTGACGCAGCTTTAATTTGCTTTGTCTGTGCCATTGATCTCGCTAAAGCTTTAGTATAGCGTGACGCNAANCTGTCATACAAGTTATCCTCAATAGCTTCTTCAGTAATTGAAAAAGCTAATGCAATTGTTTCCATTGTATAACGAGCTGTATACGTCTCTTGTGCTGAGTCAAAGGTAATTGCTGAACCTTCTTCTTTCACAGGAGCTGTAGTAAAGCCTGCAAGCATGACCTCTTCTTCAAAC